GTCAGCAGCCCGTTAGAGTCGTGTCCCGCCATGACATCGCTCAGCAGCGTCAGTCGTCGAGGGTCCCTCGGACGCGGATCGTGCCCCATTACAGAACCGCGAGATCTGTGACCCGCTCAGCCTCTGTCGTCACGAAGGTCAGCATACCGATCTGCGACACCTGCCCCGTCGCCTGACGGAACCACTCCGACCCGCCCTCCATCGCCGGAGCCTGCAACCAGACGCATCCTCCCCAGTCGCTCATCCTCAGGTGATGGTAGTGACCCGTGACGAGGATGTCGGCGTCACCGATCGGCTGCCTGCCTCCTGCCTGCCCCTCCCACCATCGCTGCAGTTTCGCCTCCACATTCGCCCCTCGAGTCGCGATGTGCCCGTGGGTGATGCCGACGATCCAGCCGGCGGAGGGGACGGTCAGGGTGAGGGCATCACGGGCGAGAGCAAAGCGGACGTGCCCGAACGCGTCGGGGTTAGCGGCGAGGATCTCCGCGACCTGCTCTACGACGGCGAGGTCGTCGTTGTCGTGGACGCCTGTGAACGCCTTGCCGCCGTTGCGGTTCTCTCCGTGGTTCCCGGCGACGGCGGCGACGGTGACCTCCTCGAAGTGCTTCGACCATGCCGCAGGGAGTCGGAGAGGAGCCTGCGGGTGACCTTCACCTGATCGCGGCGGTTGAGCTCGACGGTGAATGTCTGCGAGGGGTAGTGCCCGAGGCATCCCTCAATGCTGTCGCCTGTCCAGAGGACGTTGAGGCGTGAGATGTCCCGTCCGATCTTTCGCAGGTCCCGGACTCGCTGGATCAGTGTGTCCTTCGCGGTGAGGATCCGCTCAATCGTCGCCTCAACGCCGCCGTGGTCGGCCTTGCCGATCTGCCAGTCAGCGAGGACGACACTGAGGACGGAGTCGCCTGTGTAGTTGCGTTTCTTCGGCTTGTGCCGCATCGCGGCGGAGATCAGGGGCTTGAGGTCGGCGCGGGCGTGTGTGCGGCGGATGACCTTTGCCTTGAACTGCCTGTTGAGGGTGCCGTCCTCGCCGCCCCACGAGTTGAACAGGACAGGCTCAACGATCTCGTACTCGTCGGGATCGAGCTCCCACTTGCGGAGCACATCCCGCCACTCCGGCTCCTGTGTGAGGGCGTCTGTCGTGACGGTGCCCTCACTGCCGAGCCACTCGACGCCCGGTGTCCACATGCGTTTCCGGGCTGTCAACTCCTCAACGTGCTGGACGGTTTTCGTGAACTCGTCGCGTAGTCCCACATCACTCCTGCTGGTTGGACGCCTTGCAGCGGGGGCACGTTATCCGCCACGGCGCAGTGATCAGCTCCGCTAGTAGTTTGTTACACCTCCAGCATCGGGGTCGCTCTGTGGTTCGGGTTCCCTTCCCGTAGGCGTCCATGTCACCTCTCCACCAAGACTTGCAGTGACAGGGAGAATCGGGGCCGATCGTTCTCGTCTACGCCGAGCGCGTTGATGGAGGAGATCTGTGTGACGCGCAGGAATCGGACTCCGCTGATCGTCTCGTCGGTGATGCCGGTGAGGGTGTCGCGGATGCTCTCAATCAGGGTCCGGGCGGTCGGGTAGTCGTTGCGGCCTGCTCGTGTCATGACCTGCACGGAGGGCCGCTCTATCGTCGCGTCGTTGTTGACGAGCACCTCGAGCGGGGGGCTGCCGGCGTACTCGTAGAGAGCGACGACGGTGTCGGGGCTGTTAGGCATGAGCCCGAGGAACAGATCCGTCGCCGGTGTGGCGACGCTGGCGCTGCTGAGTTTCGCTCCTAGTGCCTCGAGCATCATGCGCCTCGTCTCATAGCGCGAGCGAAGCGAGTTGTGACGTCGCGGGCAAAGTTGTCCTCCTGCGCCTTCACGGGGATCTCAAGATACTTCGCCTGCCCTCTGCGGGGTTTCTTCGTGATTTTGGTGTTGAGAGTCGGTGAGTGACTCATGGAGAGGTCCTCGTGCACGACTGCGGCGTATTGGATGGTGCTGCCGCCGTAGGTGATCTCCACCTCCACGCCGTCACTGTCGACCGTGGGGCCCTCAACGGCTCCGGAGTTGCGGAGGGCGCCCGTGTCGACGGGGACGAGTTTCTTCGACTCGTTGAGGATCTTCGTCGCGAAGCCGAACATCGCCTGCCCGAGGGAGCGGCGGACAGCGGGGTCGTCGATGTTGTTGAGGATCTTCTGCAGGCCCTCAGTGCCCTCAAGCTCGACACGGAAGTCGGTCATGAGGATCCGATCCGGATGACGGTGTGATGGGCGCCGTTCTGATCGTGCGGCACGTCGACGCCGATGATGATCGGCTCCGTGCCGTCGGCGAGGACGAGGCGGTAGTCATTCGTGACGGTCGGGGTCCCGTAGACGTACACCTTGCCCTCCTCAACGACCTCGCGTCCGTCCTGATCACGGGTCAGGGATCGGTCAGAGACGAGATGAGCGCAGGCGGTCACGCCGCTCGCTGAGAACGTCCGCTTGCCGTACTGATCCGTGCTGGCGGGCGGGTACAGGGTGATCCGCTCTGAGAACAACTCAAGGTAGGCCGACTCGATGCTCATGTGTTGTTGTCCATCTGCCCGACAACAAAGTCAGTGCCCTCGTCCTCCGGGTCACGCTCACGGGTCGGCAGGAGAGCGTTCGCGTTGACGGCGGGCGCCGCGGGGTACCGTCGGAACCGCTCAGCCTCGAGGTGCTTCCGCAGAGCCTCCCACTGAGCGAGTCGGGCTCCGGCCTTCCGGGTCAGTGACAGGTCGCCGACCTTCTTCGACTCCTCCTCAGAGCGGGCCGCCTGACCGATCAGGGCGACGACGCAGGCGACCGCCGCCGAGTAGGCGTCTCCCGCGTATGCCGTCGACAGGTAGGTGATCTCCTCATTCGACAGGAGCTGATCCGTCGTGTCAGTGTCCTGTATGAGGAATCGGATCTCGTCGAGGGTGCTGCTCGACGGATCGCCACTGTAGGACCACGTCATCGTGTACCTCCTGAGTCACAGTCTACTCGCGGTGGACGTGCCCGGAATCGAACCGGGGTTCCTGACGGGTCCCTCGTGGGGCTCTATCGTCAGGGCTGACCAACTCACGCCCCATCGGACAGATCTGAGCTCATACCTGAGATCTGCCCGGATGTGCGACGCGGGCACCACCCGGGGGAGAGTGATGCCCGCGTCGCGGTGACGGGTACGTCTTAGGCGACGGCGCTCGTCCAGAAGTAGCCGAGATCAGCGCCGACGACCTTGTTGTCGAACGCGATCTCAGACTCGATCCGGGTTGCCTTCAGGCTCTCCAGACGGAACGAGGACGTGCCGATGGTGGCGCCGAGACCCTGCGACACTCCGGTCCACTGGAAGTGGTAGCCGGCGGACGGGGTCAGCAGACCCGGGTTCGGGGCCACGTGCGCGAGCAGTGCAGTCTTGCCGGTGGCGAAGGAGTACGCCTCCGACGCGCCTTCGGCGTTGGTCGCACGGATCGCCTTAGACACGAGCACGCGGTCAATGTCGAACATACGGGCGAGCATGTCCTCAGTGATCGTCTGGCTGGAGGTGTACTTGATGCGATCCACGAGATCCGGGTGATGCTTCAGGGACCGGAATACGTCGTAGCCGAGGACGAGGGTGTTCGCCTCCATGCCCGTGACGCCGAGGATGTCCGCCTTCGCTTCTTCGATGTCGCTGATCGGATCTGAGTCGGTGTAGTTGTCCCACTGCACGAACTCACCGGTCGATGCGCCGGAGGCGACACCAGTCGCGGTGGTGCCCCACACGCCGGCGGTCATGTAGTCCGACACGAACTGCAGCTCGCGGCGGAGCAGCAGGCGGTGGGTCACGAACTCAGCGGCCTCACGGTCGACGTTGATCGGCGCGTCCGCGTTAGCGCGGGTCTGATCGCCGATGTCCTTGTGGATCGCGAAGACGTCAGCGTAGTACGTCTCAGTCGTGATGTTGTAGCCGGAGCCTACGGACTCGGTGCCGTCTGCGCGGACCTGCGCCTCGTCACGGAGCCAGTCGTTCTTCGTGTACTTGAAGTACTTGTCCGACTGCTTGTCCACCGGCACGACCGGAAACACACGGTCGGCGATGAAGTTCTCCGCTCGCTGCATGTACGCAACGGAGATGTTGGTCAGGATTGCGTCGACATGCACCTGACTTTGTGTGGGCTGTGGCATCTCTTATCTCTCCCTAGAGTCCGCGGCCTGCGTTGGCGCAGTCGATGACGGCAGTGGTGATGGCGCCCGACGCTGCGTCTTCGACAAACGTGCCGACGAGGTATGCGGCGGAGCCGGTGGTGCCAACGCCGAGGGTCACGGCGACGGCGGAGGCGTTCGAGAACAGCGGTTGACCGACGGACGCAGTGCCGCCAGCCTCGACTTGGTCCCGCCGACGATGGTGATCTCAGCGATCTCGCCGGATTCCGGGTCGTTCTGCAGGACACCGAACGGGCGATCAGTCGCGCCGTCCACGGCAAGGACGTTGCCCGTGCCGTTGTCCAACTTCACGAACTTGTACTGCGCGGCGGACAGGTCCTCGCCGGCGACCCGGCTGACCTTGACTGCCGCGTTGGAGAATTCGTAAGCCACGTCAGGCTCCCTTCTCGATCAGGTAGTCGTTGTACAGCGAGGGGTTCTCAACGGCGACCTGAGCGAGTGCCTGCTCCACGGTCTGTGCCTTGCCCTCTGCCACCGCTGCCTTGGCGAGGGAAGTCATGCGCTCAATCGCGTCACCCTTCGGGGTGTAGCCCTTGCCGACCTCAGTGAAGATGTCAGCGGACTCGTTCTGCGCGTCGGCGGAGATCAGTGCGTCCTCAACGGACTTCGCGAGATCGGCGTCGATCACGGCGAGGCGGCGCAGAGCAGGTCCGACCTTCTCGGCGTCCAGCGACAGGTGCTTGTACAGGTCCCGCGCCTTCTCAATCGCCTCAGCGTCGGCGCGATCCTCGCGCTCCTTGATCAGAGTGGCCTCAGCCTCAGCCTTCGCCTTGGCCATGTCGACGAGTGCCTTGCGGACGTCCTCCGATGCGGACTTCGCGAGCGCCACGACGGATTCCTCCATCATGTCCTCGCCTTCCATCGCCTCGACCTCGTCGTCGGCCTTCTCGTCGATCATGCCTTCGAGTTCTGAGATCCGGGCCTCGAGTTCTGCGATGCGAGCCTGAGCTACGGCGAGCTCCTCCTCCATCTGCTTCTCCTCGTAGTCCATGCCCTTCTCATCCTCGTCGGTCATAGCCTTCTGCTCGTCCACGGTTTCCGTGGCTTCACTCATGCTTGCCTCCATCGGTTCCGGCAGAGCGCGTTCTACGTCTGCCACGGTTGCCGTGTCGGAGGCCTTGATGACGAGCCAGCCCTCGTGCAGATGAGCAGGGTGATCGACACCCGACGTCTCCTCAATCTGGAGATTGGTCATCTTCGGGGCTTTGTTTGGCACGAGCACCTCCAACGTCTCCGCCTAGGATACACGATTCCGCCAGAGTGCTACGAGCGTGCGTCTACCCCGACCGCTCTACGGCTGGTCGCGGTAGACGAGTCGGGGTGATCTACTCGAACTTGTAACCCTGATCGGGGCACAGGATGACGGGAGCGCTCGCGATGACGGCGATGATCGAATCCTCCGCGAGTCCGGCGTCGGCTTTGTACACGAGCAACGCGAGGTCGTACACGTCGCCGCCGGCGCGCAGCAGGTCGCACGTGGACACCCCGAGGGCGACGGTGTCTTTCTTTCCGGCGTATCGCACGAACGGGTCGACCCGTTTCACGGTGCGCCAGAACCCGTTCCGCTTCTTCTTCGGGTAGTCCGACTTCTTCGCCTGCACGATCGTCGCCTGTGAGGCGGGCTCAGCGGCGGTCGCGGTCGGGGTGATCACTGCGGCCCCGAGCAGAGCCGCAGATGTCGCGGCGATGATCTTCTTCATGTGTGCACCTTCCTATCGTGGTGCATCCGCGCCGACTGCGTCAGATGCCCTCTACGGCGCCTGCGACGCCGAGCGTGAGGAGGAACAGCGCGAGAGCCGCCCATGCGGCGACGCGGTAGCCCCTCGGTGTGAGTCTGATCGTGCTCATGTGTGTCCCCTCCGGCACCCCCTCAGGTGCTCATCCCCCTCACGGTAGCAGTCCGTCCCCGGTTACTCTGCGACGAACAGGGTCCCGCGTGTCGTCGTGGAGGGCTCCCGATCGGCGGGGAACTCTGTCGGGTCGCTGTTCTGCCCGAGGCGGACGGTGATGTTGTCCTGATCGTCGACGGACTCGACGATGACGTGACGGATCCGTCCCTCATACTCCGCTTTGATCGCGGTGCCGGGTCGGATGATCTTCGCCATGTCTCTAGCCTACAGGAGGTTGAGGAGCTCGAGGATCTCCTGATCGTCGTCCTCAATCCTGCGGACTCGTGCCTTCTTCTCGTCTGACATGACGAGGTGACGACGG